TACAAATAGTGCGGGTGAAGAAGCAAATGACGTACCAGAACTTTGTGTTTTATTTATAGGTTCTTAATTATGTCAACACTTAAAGTCAATACAATACAAAATACAAGCGGAGCTTCAAGTTCAACACCTGCACAGATCGCAGGGGGTAGGGCAAAAGTATGGGCTTTAATAAATATGTCAAGCGCCAGTATATTAGATTCTTTTGGCGTTAGTTCTATTACTGATTCAACAACAGGAACATTTAACATCAACTTCAGCACAGCACTTAGTAATGTAAATGCTTGTTCTGTTGCAAGTTCTAGTGACTCTTCTTTACATACTCAAATTGTAGACGGTAATTGCAGTACAAGTGCTTTTCAATATAGATGTCTTGATGGTGGAGGTTCATTAGTTGATGACCCTTTTACTTCATTTGTACTTTTTGATAATTAAATTATAATAAAAGAAAAAACTTATGGCTAATTCTGACAAAAGATTTATTTATGCAAATGATGATGGTGGTATTTCAATTGTCGTTCCCGCAGATAATACAGATTTGACTTTAGAACAAATAAAAGATAAAGATTGTCCTAGTGGAAAAACAGTTTATACTGTAGACAAGTCTGAAATTCCTACAGATAGAAGTTTCAGAGATGCTTGGACTTATACGGAGTAAATCATGGGATTTGGCGTTGACATGGCGAAAGCCAGAGAAATTCATAAAGATAAAATAAGGTCTGCAAGAATTGAAAAGCTTGCAGAACTTGATGTTGAATTTCAAAAAGCATTAGAAACAGGTGCAAGCACAACAGATATTGTTGCTAAAAAACAAGCATTAAGAGATGCCCCTGCCGATTCTGGTATAGCTGCCGCAAGTGACACAGATGCACTAAAAGCACAATGGAAAACAGATATTTTAGGAGCTTCACCTTATAGCTAATGGACATTTTAAAACAAAGAAAAGAACAACTTCTTAAAGAAAATCAAGAAGCAATTCAAGAATATGAAAAGGCTATTCAAGCTGCAAATATGTTTAAAGCAAAAGCTTTTTCTTGTCAGGAAAGATTAAAAGAAATAGAAATGTTACTTGTTGAATCGAAAGAAAAAACTAATTAACTTTTTCGCTCATTTGTTTTGTCATAATTCCAAGAGTTAAATATAAAGGCGCTAATGCACATATTCCGCAGAAGGTTATAATTGTGACAGGCACTAATGCTTTTAAAAATGCTTCTCGAATCATGGCTCGTATTTCTCAGATATTATCTATTTTAAGTTTTATAATCAGCGCGTCAATGTTGAGCGGTGGATATTTTGGTTATAAATATGTTACTTCGCCACAATTTAAAAATCGTATGATGAATGAAGTATTGGCAAATGTTCAACAGATGTTGCCTAAAATAATTAATAACCAAATTCCAGAAAGAACAAAAGGTTCTATTCCTTTACCTACAAAATAATTGGAAATAAAACAAATAAAAATTCCAGATATTTCGACAGTAAATTTTAACAATTATATTCCACCATCTAATGTTTTAAATGTCGCGCCGCCGAAACTAGACATATTAGGTTGTGTCAAAACACATCGAGATAGTTCTGTAAAAAATACACAGATAATAGAAGATGACCCGAACGGCGCTTTTTATAGTTGCCCAAATGGTAAATTACCGTCATACATACCGATGCAATATACCCCTGAAGCCTTGGTAATTGTTGAAGAACAGGAAAAGCCACAAATTAATACACCAAAACCACCTGAAACAAAACCGCCTGAAATTCCAAAAAACAAAGAAAAAGAGTTTGTTACAATACCGCCTTGCCCAGACCCAAAACAACCCTTGCGCGTTGGCTCGTATGCCAACTCTCAAAAGCTTGAAAAAGTTAAAAGCTTTGAATTAGTAAATGGAGAATGTATTATTAATTGGGAACCAGTAAAATTTCAAGAGCAATATATTCCAGAAGTATCGACAATAATTTCAACCGCCGTGATCGGATTCGTGGCCGCATCCTCGCCTATTATTTTGAACGCTATAAAGCCAATTATAAAAAAATTAATTACTAGAAAAAAGAAATCATCTTAATTCATGTGTATGCGGTATGACTTGATTCGGCTTTGGTTCTAAATAAATATCTGAGCATAAATTATAAAATTCTGAATTTTTTGCGATAAAAATTCCCTCTTGTTTTAATTTTCCACATTCTTTTATCCTTGCTATAGCCCAATCTAATTCTTTATTGCGCAATATTTGTTTTTGAATATTTATTTGAGTTGTTGCAGCCTCTGAACATTGATTTTGAAATTGTTTATCAAGTGGAATTGTAAAATTTATACTAAAGCCTGTATTGATCGCATAACTGTCTTTATTTGTTCCTGAATAATTAAGTTGATCAAAAAGAACTACCCCCGGATTATCAGGCACATCATCATTATTTGCATCTGTCGGGTCATAATATGGTGTCGAATAATAATGATCAAAAGGTTTGCGGTAGTTTGCGCCAAATGTGATGAAAGGTGAAACCGTAAGAGTTGCACCCTGACAAACAATATTTCCACCGAACTGATTTGTTGTCATATTGCCCGTCAGCGATTGAATTGCCATATTCGTAACGCTTCCGTTGTTTGATTGACTGACAGCGTTTGCAAGCGCTTCTAGGGGCATTAGAGCTATTGAGAGAACACAGATTGCGATGTTACTACCGATTCTGAAGTGATTGACCGGGTTATTGTTGTTATATTGGACACCCCGCCCGGCCCTCGATAAGTTTCTGAAAATTGAAATGCCCCGCCATTTGTCGGGTCGCTTAAAGTGAATGTTGGCTTGCTTGTTGCTGATAAATCTAACCCCGTATAAGTATATTGTTGCCCATTGACTGTTGCATTAACATTTGTTGTGTTTGGGGCAACTGCATCATTTGTTGTAATCCCAACGCCTGAAACAGAATATTCATAAGAATTTCCGTAGTAATCAGTTGATACAATCGTTTCTGTAATTGAAGTAACTGTATTTGTCGTTGAAGACATCGTTCCGGCCGTAAAATTTGGCGTAACGGGCTGCGCATAACTAGGTATTCCATAAAATAAAAATATAAGTAACAGTTTGCGCATTTTTCATTAATCCACAGTAAGCGTTGTGACATATTGACCTGTAATTGAAGAACCCGCATCGCCACCTGTAACTGATATAACATGATTATCAATTGTTGCTGCACCATTGCCAAGCGCCCCTGCCGCTGTTGATGTAAGGTCTGAAAAATTACTTACAGTTCCCGCTGTCGGTGCGCTGTTTGGTACTGCATCGCCTTCAAGATATGATTGCGTAAATTGAAAATTTTCGCCTGCGGTCGATTGGCTTGCAGTTATTGTTGTAAAAGCATTTACCCCATTTGTGACTGTTCCAAGTCCACCAACAACGCCCGCTGTTGTTCCGTCTGTAGTGGTAACACCGCTACCAGAAACCGAATAAGAATTTGCCACCCGATCAGCCGCTGTTGCCGCCGACATTACCTCGATTTGTACAGATGACGTAATTGTTGACGTCATATCGGCCATTGCTGCGGATGGAAGCAAAAATAAAATAGGAAGTAATCTTTTCATTTGATACCTACTTTCGAGTTTTTATTGTCTACTATATCTACTTTACCTTTTAACTTTTTTTTGTCATTATTCTTACTTTTCAGGTCAACCCCAAATTGCGTTAAAACGCCAGAAAGCAAGCCTGCCGCGAAAGTCGTGTCAATTTGCCTTACGGGATTCGGATTATAGTATGACCAAGAAATGACGGCCAACGACCACCCAAGAACGACAAGCTGAACAAAAGTTGCAACAATATTCGGCCTTTGTTTTTCTTCTTCTTGTTCTTCCATAAAAAGACCTTTTTGCTAAAACTAGCAAACTTGTCTAAAGTTGAAAAGAATATATTACAAAAACATGATTCGATTTATTAAGCCAATACTGAAGTTCTTCGTCAAATCCAATGCGGTAAAATCACTTGTGATTGGCTTGCTTGAGGACTATGCGGCCTCCACGGAGACAGACATTGATAATGAGATTGTCGCCTTGGTTAAGGAAAAGTTATGGCCTGTTACATAACTTTAAGTTATGTTAAGGATAAGGCATCTGGTGGTCAGTGCCTTCTCTGCAAAATATAGGCTTACTAATTCCCCAAAAGTAAGCCTATACCCAATATAGGAGAATTTCTTGCTATGCCTTGGGATGATTGGCTTACCATAACAGAAACGCTTGAAGATCAACTTTATCTTGAGATTCAGGCGCGGATGTTGGCCGAAATAACTGACTTTGAATATTTGCTTGATATAGCTGTAAACTATCAGCGGCAAAATTGGCAAAAAGACGAGATCATCAAAAATTGCATTGCAAAGATTGGCGATCTCGAAACAGAATTAATTAAGCTAAGTCTTAAAAAAGAAAAGCAAGAAGATAAATCAAAAATTAAAAAGGTATTTCGTCAACCTCTTTAGGCTCAATAAAGTTTAAATTTATATTTCCAAATAGTCCATATTTGCCTTCTTTAGCTTTTGCGTTGATGTAAATACCATCGACTTCGACTTCTTCTTTTTTGGAGTAATCCCAAACTTTTCCTTTTTTCTGTTTGGTATCTACCATTTTCATAACTTCTTCACAGAAGGCGGGAACAGATTCACAAGGAATAAACATAGAAAATTTTTGTGGAAATCTATCTTGATCTTCATAATCGTTTTCACTTGTTGAAAACTTGATTGGATAGGGCATCGCGGCTTTAAATGATTCAGGCATGATTAAAAAAATTTGTTAAAAGTTGATCGAATAATTGAGTAAGCGAAATTTTGTTTTTCGCGCAGTATTTACGGATTAGGGTGGCTTGCGTATCATTGGTTCTGAAATAAAATTTGTTGCGGTTGTAATA